TTTCATTGCGGCTGACTCACCTGCCTTTGGTTTGCCTGCAGTCTTCGCACCTTTCTGACCAAAGCGAATTGTTTTAATTTTATCGCCTTCTTTTGCCACCACGATATGTGATTTTGTTTTATGATTGGGTGTACGTTTCGGTTTGTTATATCCACTTACTCCTGCCCTTTCTAGCCTAGAATCTTTTTTCTTAGTCATACATATCTCCAGTACGAATCATTTCTGTCACCTCTACTGCACGCTGACCAACTTGTGTAGCCCATCGACTATCTAAAAACTCATCTGCTGCTTCTTCATAGTTGTGGATTGCCATAGCAGCAAGAGCATTCTCGAACTTTCTAAGTCGTGTAAGTCCTAAATTAAAGCACAGGTTTACCATTGCCTCTCGCCTAACTTCAGTCAAGTCTTTGAACCAAGCAAACGCTCCGTCAAGCTCTTCTAAGCACCGCTGTACATCATTCATCAGAAGGTAGTCTACCTCATCATGAGTCAATCCTAAGCCCACACCACGCTTTATACAGCGTCCTACGCCTATGGTTTCGTAGCCAAGGTGATCTTTGTAGACATAGTACTTGACGCCTTCATGACGCTTTAAAGTTTCTATGAGTCTTTTCATTATTAGTATCCTCGTCTTGACTTGCTTTCGTCAGGGGTGTAATATAACACCTCTTTATTTCTAATCATTTTCATAATTTGCTTTTCAGCATCTTCACGAGTATTGGCGTCAATCTTAAAGCCTTTGTTATTGTTGGCAATGTCCATAGCCCCGCCCTTAAGATCTAACTCTACAAACTCTCGTGCGTTTGCAGCAAACTTACTAAATGTAGGATGCTTAGATTGCTTTGCAACCCAGCCTAAACCTAAGTGCCTAGCAGCATCTCCACGCCCGTCAAGTTGCTCAGACTTTGGAAATTTTTTATCTAGGCTTTTAGCCCAATCAAGATCTTCTTTAGAAACTCCTAAGGCGTCTGTCATTTTGTTTACAAAACCTTCTTTAATTTTGTCAACAAACCCACCTTCATTAAACAACATACGCTTTTCGGGGTCTTCTTCATCTACGAAGGCTGATCCAGCTTGGATGTTGTAGGGCTGCCCTGTTACCTTGTCAATGCGCTCATCAGGCTCGGCGGGTGCGTTAGGTACTACGACCTCTCCACCTTTGGCAAAGCCCTCACGCTCTCTGTCAAAAGCTTCTTCACGCTCTTCAGGCGTTACAGGCATTAGAGATGTATTTAACATGTTCCCATAAGATCTAAAAATGTCGTTTAATACAGACCCTTTATTCTGCCCATCAAAATCTATTTTATTAATAAAGTTAAGTGATTTTCCGTATGAATATTTTTCTGGTTTAAATTTACCTTCTAATAAAAATTTTATGTCCATATTAGATAAACCGTTATCTCTAAGAACTCCGATTGTTGATGAAGCACCTAATAAAGTTCTAGCAGCTGACGCGTTTTCATACATGTCTTGTTGAAGCTCATACAAAGCTTCCTGACGTTTTATTTGATTTTCGTATGCAGCATCAGCCTTCATAACATAAGTAGGCGTCGAAGAAATTACTTCTCTTTTTAACCTATTAAATTCTTTTACTTTATACATTAATGCATTTGAAGCATCAAACTCTGTAAATCTTGCGCCTGTAAGATTAGTTACTAATTCTGCTTCTAAACTTTTAGGTTTTCCAGTAGTCCTATTAGGAGTTTCAAAGTAGGCGTCTGCTAATCCTACACCACTACTAACACTTCCGGGAACAAACGGGTCTACTATAAGAGTAAATGCAGCAATAGCTTTTTCTGAATTATCCATCCCCTCTACAAAAACAGGAAGTCCTTTAGATGTTCTACCATCGCCTGTTCCAGCCACATACAACTCTCGTAAAGATTCCGTTACCATAGATTCGCCAACATACGGCGTTAATATTTTTTTCGTGGCCTCAAGAATAGCGTCTCCAAGATAAACATCTAGCTCTTCGCCTCGCAGTTGTCCCGATTGAATTTTATCAAGGGCAGACATAACAGGTTCTTTTAGCGGAGAATAAGAATCAATAAATTGTGTGTCGTTCACATACATTTTATCTCCCATACGAACAACATTTTTAGGTGCATCTGACCAAGGAGTTCTTGAAAGAGTTTGTATAGCCTCGGCCTCTTCTTCGTTAAACCCTGCAAATTGTGCTGTTTGACTAGCAACAAAACTAGGTGCCGCTAACATTGTAGTAAAACCAGCCAGACGATTTCGTCCTCTGCGAGCAAGCTCTAAGTTTCCAGAAGTTATTTCTTTAGAAGCTTGTTTTACAATGTTTGTGCTTGTACGCCATATTTCTGTAGGGAAAGCAACAAAGTTACCAACAGGTAAATAACGGACAGATTTAATTCCTTTTGGGACTCTGTCATAATTAGGAAAAGTGTTTTGTACAATACGAGCAGCTTCTGATTCAAGCACTTCTATACTTTCATCAGGCATTGCGCGTCTTAAAAAATCTAACTCAAGCTCAAAAGCATTAACTTTATAAAAATCATCTACAGCCATATAAACATCAGTAGCTGCTTTGTCTGCCTTTTCTATAAAGCCGTAACCACGTACCTTACTTCCTAGTTTTTCTACGAGTGTTTCAGGCCCGGACTCAAATCCTGTTTCAAGAAGCGCACGAAATTCATTTACTCTTACGTTAGTGTTAATTATTCCAAGACGCAAATATTTTTCATACATTGCATCTAGCTCTTCATCGCCACCTCGAGCAATACTGTTCTTTAATGCTTGTGCCGTAGTGTTTCCTCTATTAAAAGGATTCATGCCGTTAGCAATACCAAACTGCGCTCCACCAGTTGCGTTGCGTAAATGCGTCACATGACTATAAATAGTTTTCATTTTTTGTGAAGCACCTTTAACGGCAGCAATATTCCTAAAAAATCCAGAATCAAAAGAAGCAACATGAGATTCTTTTTCTTTTATAGCTGTTAACATTTCAGGAGTTGTATACTTACCATCAAGTACAGAATTAGTACCAGTTATTTTTACTGAATACGAGACTCCATCACGCTCTATGGAGTTATTAAAAATATATTTGTTGTTACCCAACTGATTTAAGTTGTTAAAAAATTGATTGTTTTCTGTAAGCTTTGCAAGTTTAGCTACAGTAAGTATAATATTTTCTGCAGGCTCTTCTATTTCACCCATTAATGCACGAATTTCTGCAGGAATATCTTTACGTTGTCCTAAAATCTCTGTATTAACTCTGCGTACCTTTGAAAAATAATCTTCTGCAGCTGTTTTGTCGCCTTGAGATAATATTTCGTTTATGTTACCACGAGCTATTTGATAAGCTTCATCATAGTCTATACCACGTTTAAGTTGTTGGCCTACAAGATATTCTTCAGCTTGTTGTACAACAGACTCAGAAGGTTTATAGCCGCTGTCTTCAAATAAACGATAAGACCTTCGGAGGTATTCACCAGAGTTTTCAAGAATAGTTTCCTTTAGTTCACCATTAGGAATATTAGAATTAACTAAACGACCAGAAAGATTATCAATTAATTGTCGAGCGTTTAAAACTTCTGTTGCTACATCTTCAGATAAATCGTATTTATCAATAACATAACGCACACGAGCTTCTTGCTTTATTTGTGGGTGAAAGCCTAAATCTTCTCGTAATGCTTTTTGTACATTTTTAGTTGCTGCTTCAGTTGAAGCTTCATCACCTAGTGATCTTAACGATTGTTGTAGTCTATTAGAAATATTTTCAGCTTCTTTTACAACTTGACGCTGTGCATACTGTGCATCATTAAAAGCATTAAACGCTTGAGGCGTCCAGTATCCACGAGAAGTAAATGTTTGTTGCAAAAAACGACGAAGCTTGCTACTGTTTTGTTGTGCAACTTGCGAAACACCTTCAGGAGATTCTGAAAATATTATATCAGGAGATTGAGATCTAAGTTGAGTTGTTTGTCGAGCATCTTTAAGATAGTCTGCAACTATGTCTGCTTCTTCAGAGCGTGTTAAACTAAGATAGCCTTTATTAAACATTTGTTTTGCTTTTGCAGCGAACTTTACTGAACCCATTACGACTTCAGCGCCTGCTCCAAGAACAAC